ATCATATCTCCACTCAATGCCAGCTTCTTGCCCACTAGCACCACCATTATTCAAAATAATTATGCCTTCGTGATTTGAATTATCTGCTGCACCAATATGTAACTGTCCTGCCGGAGCAGTGTTACCTATACCTACATTTCCATTATGTGTAATTCTTAATCTTTCATCTAGGGTGGTTGTATCGTCATCAACTGTGAACAATGCCAAAGCTGTTCCTTTTGCTGAAGCTGTATGGTTTTGATCTGCAAATGTTCTAATTGATGCACAAGTCGCACCAGTAGTATCATTATTATCTTTAATATGAAAATCTATACCTGATAAATAATCACCATCAGAAGCAGCAGCAGCAGTATTACCAAGAGTTAAAGTTGTACCCTCTACATCTTGAACATGAAGTTTTGATAGTGCATTATCAAGACCAATACCTACGTTTCCAGACGAATCTATACGCATACGTTCTGAGCCAGCAGTATAAAACTCAAAATCATCATTCGCATGGTCATATCTTATCTCTCCAGATTTATTATTATTACTATCTCCAAATGCAATTCTATGCTTAACATTATTTGCTGCTGGTGAAAGAAAACACATTCCAATGTCTTCATTACCACCCTCAATACATAATTCATCATATCCAGCAGAAGGATTAGATCCAGAATCTCCATCATTACCTATTGTGACGTTCCCAGACGAATTTATACGCATACGTTCAGTATTTGCTGTCGTTAAACCAATCGTGTCATTAGAAGGAAACGAAATAAAAGTATCTAAATCTCCTATATGTTTTATTTTTTCACTTATATCTAATGAAGCACCATTTAATTGCATACCTCCTGTTGTAGATATTGCTTGAGATCCAAAATCAGGAGAAATCTTTGTACCTGCAATAGCTGCACTTGAGTTTACGTCTGCGTTAACTACATCTAAAGAAGCTAACTTAGATTTAGCGATAGCTGCACTACTAGAAATATCTGCATTAACAATAGTTCCATCAACAATTTTAGCTGAAGTAACTGTATTATCACTTGGAGTTCCGATATTTACTGACGATCCAATGGTGACAATAAAGAACGGAGCACTAGTAGCAGGGGCAGAGGCAAATATAATATCAGCACCGTCAATAGCAAATCCTTCGCTTGGGGAGGTTCCACTATTAGGTTTCTGAACGACTCCATTGACGCTAACAAGTAATTGTTGAGCTGTAAGTGGAGGGTTAGATAATGTAAATCTTGTAGCTGTACCATTGAATGCACTTTGACCTCCTCCTGATCCGCTTGAACTAGATAATGTGTTTATAAAGAAATTACCGGGAGCTGCTACATCGTCCCAAGTACCGCTAGCGTGACTACCATTATACACCTTCATCTTTCCATCAGAGGTGTTAAAATATAAGTCACCGTTTTGACGGTTAGCACCAGATGGTCTTGTTGCTGGATTACTACTTAGTGCCCCATAATATTTTTCATCAAAATCATCAATAGCAGCTTGTGCATCTGCTACTCCAGTTTCATCTAAAGTAAGACGATGAAAAGTATAAGTATGTAATGTTGTAGTGGTTTCAAGTAACATACCTCTACCAGCTGGGTATGTAGTTGATTGAGTTAAACCAGTAATAGTTACATTGTTTCCTGACCCAGCACCATTAGTAAAGGTATGAGTTGTAACACCTGACCCTGTTGTAAATGCACTAGATAAAGCTTTGATACTAACAATAGTTCCAGCACCATCGTTTATGTCTGGGTTTGTTGCAGGGAAACTTGTTTCATTAGCTATTGGATGAAAACCACCAACCTCAGTTACAAGTTCTACAACTCTTTCATTAACAGCTTGAGCTGAAGGTATTTGTGCATCAGTTGCACTTCCAGTAATAGTTGTTACTACACTTTTACCATCTAATAAGTTAAGTTCCGTTGTAGATGCAGTAACACCGTCTAGAATATTTAGTTCATTAGTGTTTAATGTAGCACCATCAAGAATATTAACTTCAGATGGTGTTGCAGTCTGACCATCATTTAGGTTTAGTTCAGCAGTTGTTGCTGTTATTCCATCAATAGTTTGAACTTCTGTTTGTGTTAAATCAGCTAAAGCACTAGCAGTACCACTAGCCATTGTTGCTAATTCTGTTAGTTCAGCGTCTATCGGTTGTTTAGCATCTAACTGTGTTTGAACATTGCTAGTGACACCATCAACATAATTAAGTTCTGCTGTAGTAGCTGTAACGCCATCAAGTATATTTAACTCAGATGCTGTTGATGTAACTCCATCAAGTATATTTAACTCGTTTGTTGTAACAGTTGCACCATCTAGTATTGCTAATTCTGTAGTTGTTACATTATTAATTGTACCAGTTGTCGCTATATTTTGAGATCCAAAGTCAGGAGAAATTTTAGTACCAGCTATTGCAGCACTTGTGTTTACATCAGCGTTAACAATAGTTCCATCTAAAATTTTATCAGAGTTAACAGAACCATTAATTAACTGAGATGTTCCTACAGAGTTGCTAGCTAATTTATTTTGACTTACGGCTGAGTTTGCTAAATGCTCTTCATCTATTGAACCAGCTACATAGTGCTCGGAATTAATTACATCGTCTTGTATATTATCTCCGTCAATACAGTCATTAGATAAGTGTTGATGATCTATAGATCCGTCTACGTAATGTTCAGAATCTATTTGGTCATCTGCTATTTTAGCATTAGTAATAGCATCACCTTGTATATCGTAAGTCTGTATTAACTGATCGTTGTGTTCTTGTAAAGATCTAAGAGCTTGTTTTGTATTATTATTTAAGTCTGTGGCCTTAACTGCTGCACCGGCTGAGTAAGTTGCTTTACCTTCTACAGCGTTACCACCATTGTTTAATATTTTTGTTTGACGAACTATACGGATTCTATCATTAGAAGTCGGAGCTGTACCAACCCAGCTTATAGTACCACCTGTGGCTGTATAATTACTGATTTGATAATCGTTACCTGATCCTTCTTGCTTTAAAACTTCGTTGACATATACTTTAATCTCATCCTGTGAGAATGTGTCTATGCTAAAAGCTGTGTTACCACCGTTACCGTTAGTTGCCAAAAATGAAAGTGCTGACATTTATTTAGGTATGTTTAGTATGTTTGCTGTTTGTCTACGCTTTTGTATTTGAGCAAAGTCTTTCTTTTGTTGCTCTTTTATAAGCTCTAGTATATCTGATTGCTCTTTTATAGATGCCCATGCTATTCTACGAGCTTTTTGGAACAGTCTATCAATAGCTCTATTATGCCAGTAATCTCTAGCATCATAGTCAGCTCGTCTACCAGATCTTATATCGTTATACATTTCTTGCATAGAAGCGATAGCCTTTGGGTTTTTGGCTAACTTATCCAACTCACGCTCTAAGTTCTGCAAGCCTATAGCTCGTTGAAATGCAGATCTAATTCTTGGTGCGTCGGTAAGATTTGTACTGTCGGGTGCATAATATGTGGACAAACGTAAATCGTAGCCACTGTTAAATAAGAAGTTTCTGCCGGGTGTTTGATCTAAACTAAGGCTTACAGGACTAACTGCATTGTATGCTCTAGTTAGAAAGTCCCAATCTTTTAATGCCTTACCATTTAGTAAGTCGTACTTAATAGGTAATTCACCCTCACCAGCTAGCTGTTCTGTTATTAGGTTTCTGTTACGTATTGACTGTACAATACCTGAGTTTATCTCACGCATGTATGGTGTAAATAATTTACCTAGCTCGTTGCGTAAACCAGCAAGAGGTACTTGGTTGTTAGCCAGTCCACCTATAATACGTCCAGCCTGTCCGGGTCTACCAGCAAATAGGTCAACAAAGGACTGTATACCAGCTAGATATGACTTACTTGTGATAGCTTGTGCTACTACAAGAGAGATCTTACCTAATTCGTTTTCTGTCCACTCTTCACCCATAAGTTCACTTGCGTCACCTACGTCAGCGATTGTAGACATAATAAGGTTAAATGGTTCAAACTGGTCATACCCTACACGTACAGCTCCAAGCTTTATAGTTCTAGGCTCCCACTTACCATCTATCCACATCTGTCTTTTTTGTCTGTCAACTGGGCCATTACCATTAAGATCACCACGCATCCAAGCCTGTGCAGCCATAAACACTACAGCAGAGCCCATCGCCAATCGACCTGTTTGCAAGGCTCTAGCGTTAGCAAGTTCTTCTGGTGTAAAGATACCATACTTAGATACACTACCTAGATCGTTAGGATTTGCAAATGCTATGTCGTTAAACTCTTTGACTAAGAAGTTAAAACCGGGTGTATACTTACCAGTTAGTGCAAGTCCATTG